AGCAATACCATCCTCATCGTAATCGGTGCGGATATAGCACTCAAACACCTCAATGTCTTGCATCGAGAAGTCTAAGGATTGCGTTTCATCCGGCATTTCGCCACGGTCAAATCGAGCAATGCGCTCAGGCGTGTAAGTTAGGTCTGAGTATGCAGGTAGGTTATCTACAATGTCTTTATCGTAGCCAGCAGCAATTAAGTCCGAGCGAGTCATGTTAAGGCGATGCGCTACAAATCGAGCATCTTTAATCGTCTTATCACGCTTAGAGATCAAGAACTCCTCTGGCGGTACATTCTGAATCTTAACTCGGCCAGACTCTTTCTTTTTCATTACCACTACATCGTAAGAGAATGTCGCAGGGATAATCATGCCGCTAATGGGATCGAGAATCTCAGGCGATACTTCCTTCATGTCTTGGCTGACCAACTCCATAGTGTTGTCTGAAAACAACAGTTGTAGTTCTTCTGCTGACAGGTCTTTGTACTTCTCTTTTGTAGGATCTGCGCTATCTTCCCACCAGTATTTGACGATGCCGTTCTTTTGCAACAGAGCGTCTTTAAACCAATTGTGCATTAGGATTACGCCATCATTGTCTTGGAAAAAGACTAGATTGCAGTATTCCGTAGCTTGTTTAGCGCCTTCCTCATCGCCTGGGCCTTTAGGCTCAAAGCGGCATAACTCGTCTGACTGGGTAAAGATGCGCAGTAGTTGTGGCAACGCACCATCTACTACCTCAGCTACTTCGCCAGTAACAATGGATGAACGGCCTTCTACCTCATTGCCGTATGGCTCACGATTGTAGTAGGTCAGAGCCTTTCTACGAGCTTCGGTTGTTTCGGTATCTACAAATCCGATTGAGTTATCAATCTCGGACTCTAGAATACCTTTTAGCTTGTTGTCATCCATATTTAAACTATCCACTTTGCGTTAATCTTTAATGGCCTGTCCCACATATCGGGCTTCTCATCCAGTCCTACGGCAACATATCTCCATGCGTCTGCTGCGTGGGAATGTTGGTCGTGTAAGGGTTTATCACTAAACATCTTTGTATCTGGGTCTACTGCGTATCTGTAGTGCCGTAAAGCCTGTAATCCCTCAGCGCATCGGTTGGTATCAAAGTAACACCGATTCATCAACATTCTAGCTGCGTTTATACCGTCTGATATAGACAGTTTAGGGGTAATCCGTACTGGCAGCCCCATGTTTTCAATAATCTCTTTTGTGCTGCGACCAGTCATATTCTTATGCTCTGCGTCATGCGGCAGCCAATGATCCCTATATGTATATCCCTTGTTTTGAAGGATATTTACATAATGATCTATGGTTTTCTGATTGTCTTGATAGAAGTCAATAACTCGCACCTCACCGCCAGGCACAGTCTGTACGAACCAAATACTTGTGTTGTCTGCCCAGCCTAAGTCCCAGAATGTAGATACAGGGATAGACTTATCAACTTGTATATCTCTAATCCGATCTTCCTCTTGCGCCTTGCGTAGCTCGTTAGCGTACACAGCGCCATCAAGGACTTGCCTTGTGTTGCCTTCCCATACATTCAGATATGCGTCTATATCTCGTTCTTTCAAGTCCTCCATCTCATCTCTGAGAACTTTAGGAAACCAAGGATTGTCAGACCAGTTTACCTTTACTACCTTTGCTGTCTTAGGCGGCATGACTACGAACCGTTTATAGGTTTCGTCTGTATCTAACTCAGGATTGAAAGTAATCCATATCTCCGAGCCTTCCTTACGAATCGTAGGAATCAGCGTGTCCCAGCTCGATTTACTGGTAGTCTGTGCTTCCTCTACCCAGCAGATGTCTACACCCTCAAACGACTTGATCTTGGTAATGTTGTGCTTTAAGCCTGCAAATAGAAACTCTGTGCCATTCCTACCAAAGATAGTAGTGTTCTGTACTGTGTAGAAGTCCTCTAAGCCTAGCGACTTGATCTGATCTGCAAGCAGAGCGTGTACCGAGTCACTAATTGAGTTCTGAAACTCACGAGCGCATAAGACTCTAATCTTCTTTCTACGGCCTATAGCTAACAATACCCTAGCTACTGTCCAAGACTTAGACGAGCCACGCCCACCGTATACGACTTTAAAACGGTAGTCCTCCAGCAAGCACTCTAGCTTCTCTGGTATCTCTAAACTTAGTTTTTCTTCTGCTTCGATCACTCTGGGCGCTTGATAATAAACTCAATCTGCTTTAGCTCGATAGCCTCGCCATCTACACCGCTAATCTCTGTAGCCTGTACGGCCTTGCCGTCTACCCTGTCAATCACTTCTTTAATCGCCCAAGGCTCACCCTGCTCGGCAGCGTCTACTAGCTTTTGTGCAATGGTACGCAGCTTGCGGCTATCCTCTTGAACCAAGGCTACTCTGAGCTGGTTATAGAACAGCTTTCCCTTCTTGCCGTTCTGATTGCCTATAGGTGCGCCACCCTTATTGGTTGGAGCAACCTCTACAATATTGTTTTCTTTAGCGTTTTCCATGCCATTCCCTTTGGGTTGATGGTTGATGATGTTGCTATTCTACAACAGTTTACTATTCTAGTAATCCTTTTGTAGTTTCTAATATTTTCATATTTTCTGGGTCAAAAGGCACAAAATTGTATGTTTGGTTTGGCGTATCTTTTCTACTAAAGGCGTCTAAGTATTTGATCCCAGTAATTCCAGACTGATTTAGCTTGGCTGATGTTGATTCTGGACTTCCGCTAATCAATCTTTGATATATCTCTGCGCCTGTAGGGTTTGATGGCTGGTTAGGCAATGTGACTTTTTCATCGGTTTGCAAAGCCTTTAATAAAGCATCATCAAACTCTTTAAGCTGTTTTTTATCTACCGAAATACCTAATTTTTTAAGCGCCTCTTGCACTTCTGGGGTTTGTTCTGTTAAAGGCTTATCCCAGTCTAACATCTTTGGTACTGCCTCATCAGGCACATCTACCTTATACATATAGGCTTCTAAGTTTTCTGGCTTTGAAAGCTCTGGCTCAACATATCTTTTATATATATTTTTTTGTGAAGGCGTTAGATCCCTAACAACGCTTTTTACATCTTGCATATTATTTACTTGCGACAAGTTTCCTAAAACGCCTTGAAAATCCTCTATTTGATCTTGCCATCTTTGGCTGATTTCATCATTCCAAGGTGTGTCTACACGCTTGCCTTTATACATCAATGGCGCATCTTCTACATTTGTAAATGCTTTGAAATATTCATTGGCTACTCTTGGATTTTGAGCTACATATCCTGCGCCTACTCCATAAGATTGAGCGCCTTCTCCTGTTCCAACTTTTGTTGGATCAAACCTATCAAACTTATATGGGCTTGCATGATATGTCATTATTGGCTGTATAAGCCCTTGTCTAGCCATGTAGTTCTCTAATGCCATACCTGCTTGTGGAGCTACTGCCTTTGCTCCTGCGACTGCTGCTGGGGCTGTAAATGGAGCTAACAAGCCTAAATAAGACAATGGCTCACCCTGTGCATAGCCTTGAATATAAGCTGCCTGCTCTGGGTTTAGAACAGACATATTTGGCTCTGGCGGCAGACCATAAGCGGCCTGAGCAATACCACGCTCTTTTGGTAGTGTTGGTGCGCCTAACAGACCGCTAAATACTGTAGGATCAACCAGCGCCCGACCTGCTCTTGCTGGTAAATCTAACAAACCTTGCAGTCTGGCTTGCGCCATATCTAGTAGGCTTGCCATGTTTATCCTTTTACGCCATAAAAATACAAATCCTTTGTAACATCTCCTACTCCGAACTCATACACAGAAAACATACTGCCCAAGTCAAAGTTCTCTACAAAGTCTTGCTCTGTTAAGTTCTTGTAGTAGTCACCGCAAAATGGTGCATCAGACGGGCTGGTACGCTTAGTGCCATGTTCTGCTCTGCCGGTAGTGGCGCAGGACATAACGATTAGACCGTCAGGCTTTACCATTCTGTGCATATTAACGAATGTAGCTACCCAATCAGGGTTATGCTCAAAGCACTCACAAGAGATTACTGTATCGAATGTATTATCTGGAGCATCGTAGTCTTGCCCTTGGCAAACAACATCTACACCTTTTCCTTCGCCTAAATCTATTCCAATGTAATCGCAGTTTGTAAAGAACTGCCTTACGCTACCGTTAATATCTAAGCTGCCTACTTCCAATACCTTACAATTAGCAAAGTTATGAGGGTAAAAGTTAGCAACTGCGCTTACAAAGTCAAACTGTTGCTGATGTGCCATTTACCATTTAACCTTGTTTGCCCAGAACGCTGCGCTCATCTTGCCTTTAGCTATGTTCTTAGCGTGTCGTGCTTTGAAACTCTTACGCCTGGCTTCATTAGCCATTGATTCGCCTTCTTTGGCTGGGCTACCGCTTACGCCCTGCTGACCGAATCGAATCGTTTTTACTTTATCGCCTTCTTTAGCCACTACTACATGGCTTTTAGTGGGATGGTTTGGTGTGCGTTTAGGCTTGTTATATCCAGCAACGCCCATGCGCTCTAGGATGCCAGCAGCTTCTTTAATTTTCATTAGAACCTCTGGCGAAAGAAACCGCTTACAAAAGGATTGCCGCTAAAGTCTTTTTTTACTTCTGCGCCAAATTCTCTGTTTTTTGCTAAATCTCGCAAGGTTGCGTCTATGCCAGTAATGTCTGCTCGATTAACTCTGCCGCCATACTCTTGACCCATGCCATAAGTAACATCAGTAGAAACGCCTTGTACGCCCAAAGCAATCCTTACTTTTTCATCTAATGGTATATCAAGACCAGCTCTGCCTCCCATTGCAAAGCCTTTTGTGTTGGCAGATTGCATTGATCCACCGCCACCAAGCAAACTAACAGGCGATTCTGTGTATGGTGCGCCTTGGTAAGGCGTCATCGGAAAACTTAAATCATTAGGGTTTATACCTAAATTTTCACGCATTGGCATACTTGGTGATGAACCAAACAAACTCTCATACTCTGCATTTAGTTTTTTGTTTGCTAATTGTGCGGCTGTAGGCTCATTATAGGTTTGTTGATTAAATGTAACGCCTTGCAGAAGCCCTAAGTTATTTAATAGGCTTTGTAATGAATATTCATCCATAACCTACTTCTTATAACGGGCAGACTTAGCGGCTTCGCTGATAGCAATAGCCATCGCCTGCTTAGGATTCTTTACGACCTT